GAACTTGTGTAGTTGATCCAGCTGCTGCGGCCACATTATCTACAAAAGATAAAACTCCTGAGCCGTTAGTAGATATAACTTGATTAGCTGTACCCGTTGCTGCAGGTAGAGTTAACGTGTATGCTGAACCAACAGTTGCTGGTGCTTTTAAACCAACATACTCTGCACCTGCATTATCACCTAATCTTAATTCTTTTTCAGCATCAATTAATAAAGCTGTTGCTGCAGTCCAAGTTAAATTTGCATCTCCTGCAAAAGCTCCTGAGTCATTAAATTGTACTTGTGTAGTTGATCCTGCTGCACCTGTTGCTGCACCAAAACCTACATCATAAACACCAGTGTTTGTTGTTACACCATCAAAATAAATTAACTTCCAACCTTTGTCGTCTGTAGCCCAAGTAACTGTTGCACCTGAACCAGTAGCGGCTTTAAGTTGTAAAGTTTCTGTTCCTGTAGTTGCGTTTTTAATTAAATAAATATTTTCTGTTAAAACTGGAAAAGTAATAATTCTTGAACCTGTTAAAGCTCCTGTAAATTCTATAACTCTTGAAGCAACAACTGCTCCGGTTCCACCATCTGTTGGTGCAAAAGCTGTAGTCCCTGTACCGGCTATAGCTTGTGCTATATAACCACCTGAAATTTGTTCAACAAGATTTAAATTTGCGTTTGTTTTTGTTCCCCAAGTACCAGCATTTTCGCCGGTTGCCATTAACTCTATGCCGAGAGGTGTGAATGTTGATGCCATAATTTTTTTCTCCTATGCCTGATTTACATGCCTTACGTTTGTATATGTTACACTGCCTTCAATGTCAACGTTTGCGTAACCAGAAGCTAATATATTTACAGAGTCTAATATACCAGTCATTTCTAGTCCAGTCAATCCTACAACTTGATCTGGGGTAACAACGTTTGCTGCATCTAATGTTGCTGTAGCAAGTAAACTTGTTGTAATAGTAACTCCAGTGTTATTTACAGGTACTATTGCTCCTACTGCGCCTGTTGCAACTAAACTTGAAAGACCTACTGTTACTGCTGTCTCATTATTAAGTTGTCCTAATTGTCCTTCTATTAAAAGAGAGGGTAGTAAAGCATTAATATTATCTTCTGGTGTAATAGCTCCTACTGAACCAGTTGCAAGTAAACTAACTAATCCTATTTGAACATCATCACCTGCATTAATTCCTAACTGTCCTAAAGTTGCTGTAGCTAATAAACTATCTGTTAAAGTTAATGCAAAATCAAAATTAGTTACAGGAGTACCTAATGACCCCGTCATTTCAAAACCAGTTAATGATACATTCTGAAAAGTTTCTGCAGTTAAAGATCCTAAACTTGCTGTTGCTAAAAATGATGGTAATGTTTCTAAAGCGCCTTCTACATCACCCCATCCATTTTCACCCCAGTCTAAAGTACCCCAACCAGGAAACTGTTCTACATCTACTCCAGCAGCATTAAGTGAACCGGTAGCTAATAAACTAGTAGAAATTGTAACTGCTTCATCACCTTGTTGACCCCACTTACCTTGATCCCAAGTTAAAGCTCCCCATGTAGTTTGAGTAAGATCTAAAATACCACCCATGCCAATTCCATGAACCCAACAAGCAAAATAAAAATCAGTTACGTCTCCTGCTGTTTGAGTAATTTCTACCCATCTTTCAGTAGCTGCATTAAAAGTAGAAGTGTTCATGTAGTCACTTTGACTAGCGGCACCATCTAAATAATAATTTATATTATTGGTAATAATTCCTGCTCGCATAGTAGCAGTGTTTGTACTGTTGCTTGTAGTAAAAAGAAAAGGGTGGTTATTGTTAGTAGAATCAGATTGCTCTATTCTAAGAGTAGCACCTGCTACAAATGGAAAAGTCCAATTTAAACTTCCACTAGTTGTAGGTTGAGAACCATTAAAGAAATAAACATTACCGGTACCACCTACTTGATACTGTGTACCTGTTCCTACTGTAGCTGTAATTATTGTATCAGCCATAAGGTTTTACTCCTTATGATGTCAGTCTAATAATAGCTGCTGAGTTTGAGTTAGTTGGAAATTCAATAGAGAACGTTCCATTTGATACAGTTTTATTTGCACCAAAATCAACAGAACAAACAGCTCTGTTTGTTGTAAATCCACCCAAGGCAGATGTATTATAAATTAAACAACCTCTTGTTGTAAAAGATGCTGAAGTCCATGCTGTACCATTAGCTGCAGATAAATCTGCAAAAGATGTATGTGAAGTAACTGTAGAAGCTGTAACACCTGAATTAGTTAAAGCTTTACCACCCGCTGAGTATGCTGATCCTGCTGCGTTAGTAATTTCATTTGTTGTTGCGTAAACTGTAGTTGTAGTTCCAAGACTAGCTGCATCTGTGTAAAGTGCAAGTTTAAATGCACTACCTGCTGGTGTTTGAGCAGCGGTATTAAAGTTGTGACCACTTTGCATTAATTCTTTTTTAAAACTATTTGTTAGTACTGATGCGATTGCCATAATTTTTTATCTCCTTGTTACGGTGACGGTGAGTCAATTTTAATTCTGATAGTTCCATCAGTGTAATCATCTCTTCTTCGTCTACCTATTTGCATTCCTGCAAACTTTTGTATCTCATTATTATACTTTTGCTCATACAATGTCAACATGTCTGTAGGCCCTTTTAAAAAAACAAATGCTTCCGCTAAACAGGCATATAATAAGCCTTGTGGGAAGTAGTTACTTATATAAGTAGTTGCATTACCAGCCCCTAATCCTACAGGCATTTTGTTATAATATATTCTAAAAAAGTAATTTTCATCTGGTGTAGGTGCAACATAGAACCCACCTGAAGTAGTGTCTGTTAAGCCTATAGCACCACCAAACATAGCATAGTACTCAGGTATACCGGTTACATCTTGACCTGTACTAGGTCCTACTGGACCTGTTAATCGTCCTACGTATTCTTCTAGGTATGTTTGATCACGTTTCTCTAACCAAAAACCTTGTTCTGTTGTAGCTGTAGTAGATGGAAAAACTTCTATACCTCTAATAAACAAAGCACCTGCTGGGCTATTAAATGTGTTTTTATCTTTTTGTAATTGACCTTCTTGAACAAATCTATCTGAGTCCATTGGAAGATCTAAATTAATTCTGTGTTCAGCGTTCATTATAAACTGATCTAAAATAGTTGTTGTAAACACATTAGCATCTACCTCAGAGTAATCTAAGACTGCTTGTTTTAATGTTGTATATGTAAATCCTGACATAGTTAAGACCTATCATTTAATGGGCCATATGTACACTGGAAACCACCACCCACTAAAGTTCCATCAGCAGAACCCCAATTAATACCGGCTACTACTAAAGCTTGAAAACTATTTGTTTCTGTAATTGTTGTATTAGCTGCATCAACAAAAGTCGTAGGTATTAATGTAATTGGTCTAGAACCAAATACCTTTGTTCCTGCAGCATGAGCACTGGCTACTGTTGCACGAGGAGTAACACCTCTAAAAGGTGATGCCGTACCTCTAACACATCCAGTTAAAGACCCAGCTGTACTATTGCCTGTTACGCCAGTAAATGAAATTACTTCATTTTCAAATCTTCCTGTTGTTGCATTTACTTTTTCAATGACCACGAATCCCGGAGCTGGATAACTAGTAGATAAATTATCTACCCAACCTGTTAGTGTTAAATTAATAGTAGTATCTGTTGCTGTAATGTCGTTTGTTAAAGTTGTTTCTTGTTCTACTTCTACTATAGGATAAGTACCTATACCTGTTTTAACATCTCTAAATCTTACATAGTCTCCATTTACTAATTGATTACCACGTTGATGAACTAAAATATAAGCATCAAAACCTACATTTAAATTACTAAAAGGATCGTTAGATAAAAAATCTACTGTTGCAAATTCTGTTCTTGCAGGATTAGCGTGTTGTAATGCTTGAGGATCTGCTCCTACAGGTTGTGGAGTTAATTGTGGTTGTTTAGGTTCAAATTCAGAATTATGTACCCAGGCTCCTGTCCATTCTTGAACCATTTCTCTATATGGAAAAGCAGCTCCTGATCTCATTGAGATCATCAATGCTCTTTTACCTCTTGAAAATCTAGCCATTATATATTTGGATAATAAGTTTTCGGTGTAATAAACGTACTAGCTGCTGATCCATCCTCTGATAGTGCTCTTGCAAATTCATCTTCATATAAAAGTTTTGCTTCTTGTGTTCTTTCAGGAGCAAATTTCATTGATAGATAATAAGTTAATCCTGATACCATGCAAGGCATAAATCTATAAGGTGCATCAACCGCATTAGAATAAGCACCTATGTCTTCAATTCTTTTTACATAGTATACCATTAATTTGTTAGTGTCAGCTGTAGAATTTGGTAATGGGTAAATAGTTAATGTAACTCTATCAATAAATCTTTGAACCCAATACTGTGAAGGTGTACCTAAAGTAAATTTATTTGCAGTAGCAGCAAAAGCATCTCTTGCAACTTTAGTTAAACCAGTATCAGTTTGATTGTTTGTATTATAATTTTGTCTATAGGCTACATTTAAAATATCTGTAATACCATAAAGATTTGCTACAGGTGTAGTTGTTGCTTGTTTAGGACTAGCATTGCCAGCTGGCACATCAGTTGAGTTTCTATAAAATGTATAAACTCCTTGACCTTCAGCACTACCCGCATCAATATTAGAAGTTGTAGCTGGAGCAATTTCAACACTTGTATCTCCTACTTCCCAAAAATGAATTCCTCTATTACCCCATTCTTGAAATAAAATATTTAGAGATCTTTTTGCTGTTTTAAGTTGATGACCTGAAGTACCTACTAAACCAAGACGCTCATAAGCATCAGCAATTATTTCATCAATTGAAAAATCTTGATCAAATTTATATTGTTGAGAAGTAGTATTAGCCATTAGCTACCTACCCGTCGTAATATAATGTTAAACTTAGAAAACTGTTGGCTGTTAAAATAACTTGTAAGTTATCCTTAACAAGTAAACCACCTGGCGCATCTGCTGGATTAATAAGAGTTTGTGCGGCTAGAGGATTTCTAATTGCAAAAATTTCAGTTCCATCTGTTTGATTACCATCAGATATACTTGTTATACTATTAGCTGTTGCAGCTGTTGTACCGAAGATACCTCTTACTCTTGTTCTTCCTGCAAAAACAACTCTTGATTCACCACCAGCACCACCTGCATGTCCGGCACTTACATCAGCACCTGTTCCAGCACTTACTGCTATTTGAGTAACTGTATTAAAATATTGTGTACTTGTAACTGGACCTACTCCGTTGGGACCTGCTAGAATTTCTGCAGTAATTTCACCACCATTAGCATCAGTTCCTGATATTGTAAAATTAACACCACTCATATCTGTACCACCCGTACCAGTTAGTGTAACTAAAAATGCTACGCCATCTGGACCAAAAGTTGCAGCTGTACCAGCCAAAGTTAAATTTCCTGCACCACCCAATGTTTGAGCTGCAGCAATAATTGTAGCGTTAGCTGCTGTTTGGTTTGGTGTGATTGTTATACCTCTTGGACTTACTATTCCATTACCCATAATTTTGTTCTCCTTAAATTTAATACTAAGGCCCCGAAGGGCCCTAGTTAAAATTTATTAGTTAGTTAAGTTTACACCTTGTAGGTATGAAACTAAAACTGTTGCTTGACCTGCAGTCATTACACCACCACCATTAGCATTAAGAGTTATAATTAACTCTTTTTCTGTAACAGTTGCTGAAGTACCTGAAGCCATTTCAAGATCACTAACATTAGCGTAGTTAGCATATTGCTGTACTGCCGTAACATTTGTTCCATTAGCGAAAGGTAATTCACCTGCGTGACCAACATGTCTAGTATCCAAACCTTGGATATCAGCTATTCCACAAAAATATTCTTTTTGGAATGTTTGGTTAGCTGGAGCTACTTGTCCTGTAGGTACTGCACCATTATTACTAAAGTGAGTTCCTAAACCAGCTGTAAGGTTAGTTGAACCTGCAAAAGCAACACCAGTCATAATTCTCATATCTGTAATTCTAGAAAATGCGGGAATGATAATGTTATTTGCTAAGTTTTTACCTGCTGTTGATAACGGACCTCTTGCTACGTTTTGTCTATTTGATCCTGCTGGACTTGAAGGTGTTGCCCCTGAAGTTGCAGTTGTTTGTTGCATAGGAAATGAGTTAAATAGAGATCTTGCTCTAAGACACATTTCTACTTGAGCACCTGCTGCACTATTTACTTGTCCAATAGTTACATTATTAGCTGGAGCTGCATTTGATGTTATAGAAGTTATAGTTTGAAAGTGAGTTCCACTTGTAGTTTGTGTTGCTGCACCTGCTGGTAAAGTTATTGCTTCAGTAGTTGATGTACCAAATATATCTGTTCCAACAATAGTAACAATATCTCCTGCTTCTGCTGCGTTAAACGTAATATTTACTTGCGCTGAACCACGAAACCCTTGAGTAAGGTTTGTTATATTATTACCTGTTGCAGTCATGTTAGCAGTAAATACTGCTGTTGTTGCTCCTGCCGCTATAGTAGCAATAGTTGCTGCTCCATAAGCTCCTGTAAAAGGTAAAGCTTGGTTAAAATCAAATGTAAATGATTGTGTAGTATTTACGAAACCTACGTTTCTAGGTTTTCCGAAAGCACCACCTGAGTTGTCGTTTCTCTTACCGGCTGTTATAGGGCCTGCAAAGTTAGTTCTTGCCATGATTAATCTCCTTTTGTTTCCAAGTTAATTTTACATAGTCTCTTGGCCGTCGACT